GAAAAACGTTCTCATGCTTTCTGATGAAGATATTGAAGAAATGAAGAAAGATATGGATGAAGAAGAAGGTGGTGGTGAGTACGAAAAGGATCAAGATCAAGCTGCCCCACCACAACAACAGGTTCCCGATGAAGAACCACAAGCCGATGAAGAACCTCAAGGAGATGATAATGAGTGAACTGGCAAGAGAGTTAGTCCAACAAGCATTGGATCAAGATTATAATAAGGCAAGTAAAACCTTTGGTGAAATTATGAATACTAAACTTTCTGATGTTTTAGATCAGGAAAAAGTAAGAATAGCTAATTCAGTTTATAATGGTATAGATCCAAATGAGGAGGAAGATCATGATGAAACTGATGAAGACATCTTGGGGGATGAGGATGGTGATCAGCTCGAACTTGACCTTGATGCAGAAGGCGACGATGAAGTGGAAGAGGCTGAAGAAGAAGCAGAAGCCGAGGATGTGGATTTAGAAGACGAGTAATAATCTCAAGAGTAATAAAATTATAAATAAAGGTAATTAAATGAAAACGTTTGTACAAATCCGGGAATTAGCTGGAAGAAAACCATCCGGTAAACAAGTTGTCAACAAAAGAGTTGGCAAGATCAAAATTGAGGTTTATAAAGAACCATCCGGGTTTGTAGCATATGTTGATGGCGATAGATTAGATCGTTATAGAAACGAAAAAGAAGCATTAAAAGCTGCTGAAGAGTTTGTAAAGGCGTATAACAAATGAAACTTATATCAGAATTTGTTGAGCAGGATCTACAGTTTATTGCTGAAGCAGATGATAAGGGCAATAAGAAATATGCTATTGAAGGTGTATTTGCTCAAGCAAACGTAAAGAATAGAAATGGACGTGTTTATCCAAAACCTATAATGGAAAAGGCTTTAGGTAAGTATGTCACAGAACAAGTTTCTAAAGGTCGGGCAGTAGGTGAACTGAATCACCCAGCAGGTCCGACTGTAAATTTAGATAAAGTTTCTCACAAGATTGAATCTCTCAAATTTGAGGGAAATGATGTTGTGGGTAAGGCGACTATATTGGACACACCAATGGGTAATATTGTAAAAGGTTTGCTTGATGGTGGAGTTGGATTGGGCGTCTCGACTCGTGGTATGGGAAGTTTGAAGAACAATAATGGCGTGATGGAAGTTCAAGGTGATTTTATGTTGAACGCCATCGACATTGTTCAGGATCCATCTGCACCTAGCGCATTTGTTAATGGGGTTATGGAAGGTGTTGAGTGGGTTTGGAACAACGGCATTATTGAGGCACAAACTAAAAAAAATTGAGACTGAAATTAAGAAAGCTCCACGTGCTGATCTCTATGAGACACAGGTTCGTGAATGGAAAAATTTCCTCTCGTTGCTTAAATCAAATTAAAGGAGTCAATAATGACTGATGAAAATCAAATCGAAGATCAGGACGTTGAACTCCATGACGAAGTAACAGACGAAGTTATGGAAGCAGCAGGTCACGATCCTAAAACAGCACCCGCTCAGGCAGTTGCTGCAGCAGATAAAGCAGCAGATGCTGCTGGTGATGCAACAGATCGCCCAACTGATAATACTGCACAAGATCCAATGCCAAAGACTAAGGCAGCAATGATCAATGCTATGTACCAAAAGATCTCAGCAATGAAAAAGATGGATCTTGCAAGTGCTTACGAAAAAGTGATGCATAATAAAGTAGCAGCAGCAGAAAGTGTAGTGTCAGATGATCAACCACAATTGGTTGAGTATCAGGCGGATTTCTCTGATGACCTAAACGCATTAGTAGAATCAGAAGCAACTCTTTCAGAAGAATTTAAAACAAAAGCAGGTATCATTTTTGAAACTGCTATTCGTTCAAAGTTATCTGAAGAGATCGATCGTTTGGAAGCAAAGTACAACGAAGAACTATCTGAGGAAGTTGAATCAACTAAATCAGAACTCGTTGAAAAAGTCGACAATTATCTTAACTACGTTGTCGAGCAGTGGATGGAAGATAATCAGGTTGCTATTCAATCTGGTCTCCGTACAGAAATTGCAGAGAAGTTTATGGGTTCTCTGAAAGATCTGTTTACAGAGTCCTATATTGAAGTGCCTGAGTCTAAAGTCGACCTCGTCGATCAACTCGCTGAAGAAGTTAAAGAATTAGAAGCATCTTCAAATGAGGCAATTGCAAAGAATCTTGCGATGATGGAAGAACTGGAAACATATAAGCGTGATGCAATTATTCGCGAACATTCCACAGGTCTTGCTGAAACGCAGATTGAAAAACTAAAAGATTTGGTATCAGAAGTAGATTTTGATGACGAAGCAACTTTTGCACAAAAGGTTGAAACTGTCAAAGAATCATACTTTACCAAAAAAACATCTGAGTCTGCTGACATTACAGAAGAGTCTGACGATGGCGATGCCGTTGTAGAAACTACTGGATCAATGGCTCAGTATCTTCAAGCAATCCAAAAAACTAACAAGAAATAATTTGGGAGTCCAAACAAATGAATAATCAAGTATCTTATGACGCTTTGATGGAAAAGTGGGCACCTGTACTGAACGAAGAGTCAGCAGGCGCAATTAAAGATTCACATCGTAAAGCAGTCACAGCGGCAATCCTAGAAAACCAGGAAATCGCACTTCGCGAAGAAGGTCTTCTTAACGAAACAAATAACACCACTACAGTAACATCTGGTGTGACAAATAACTGGAATCCAGTTCTTATCGCACTTGTACGTCGTGCAATGCCAAACCTAATGGCATACGATATCTGTGGTGTGCAGCCAATGTCTGGTCCAACTGGTCTGATCTTCGCAATGAAGTCAACATTCCAGAAGACAAAATCAGGCACTTCAAACGGTGCAGAAGCACTATTCAACGAAGCAAACATCAACTTCTCTGGTGATTCAGGGACAACTGCTATGGAAACAGATCCATCAGGCATGGGTTCTGCACTAGACGGAGACGGTGACTCAACAATCGCTGACTCACTAGGTGATCCGCTTGCTAACCTTGACCTGTATACTACTGCTGAAGCAGAAGCATTGGGTGCATCAGGTGGCGAACAGTTTGCTGAAATGGGTTTCACCATTGAAAAAGCAACAGTGACTGCAAAGTCACGTGCTCTGAAAGCAGAATACACTCTGGAACTGGCGCAAGACCTGAAAGCAATCCATGGTCTGGACGCTGAGTCAGAGTTGGCTAACATTCTGTCAACAGAAATCATGGCGGAAATCAACCGTGAAGTAGTGCGTACAATCAACTCACAAGCGAAGTTGGGTGCTGCTACAAATAACACCGCTGTAAACGGTATCTTCAACGTCCAAACAGACGCTGATGGTCGTTGGTCAGTAGAAAAGTTCAAGGGTCTGATCATGCAGATCGAGCGTGAGTCAAACACTATCGCTCAGGAAACACGTCGTGGTAAGGGTAACTTCATCATCTGTTCATCAGATGTTGCTTCATCACTTGCTGCATCAGGTATGCTTGACTATGCACCAGCAATGTCAACAAACTTGAACGTAGACGACACTGGTAACACCTTCGCTGGTGTACTGAACGGTCGTACTCGTGTGTACATCGATCCATATGCAACAACCGACTATGTAAACGTAGGTTATAAGGGTTCAAACCCATACGATGCAGGTCTGTTCTATTGCCCATACGTTCCATTAACAATGGTACGTGCGGTCGGTGAAAACACCTTCCAGCCAAAAATCGGATTTAAGACTCGCTACGGCATGGTCTCAAACCCATTCGTTGGCGGTTCACCATCAAATGGTCTTGCTACTGCAAAGACTAACCAGTACTATCGCATCATGCGTGTTGACGATATTCTTGGTAGCTAAGAATAAAGCG